AGACTGGTCGGATTCCAGTTTGAGTCAAAACAGAAGGACAACGAAAGATAACAATTTCGATGACCTTGTACACTTCGAACTAAAGGAATGAGACATGAAAATCAAAGAACGAGTGGTGGTCTTTCCAGACATCCATTTTCCCAACCACGATGAGAAGGCATTTAAATGTGCATTAAACGTAGTACGTACATTAAAACCATCTGCCTTTCTATTATTAGGAGATGTAATTGATGGAGCATCTGTTTCTCATTGGCAATGGAGTAAAAAGAAACGTCCTCCCCTGGAATATCAACTTCCCTTTATTGAAAAAGAAATTGAAGAGGGGAATTCTGGTTTGGATAGAATTGATGAAGTTCTGGAAGAAGTGGGGTGTGAAAAAAAGCAATTTGCTCAAGGAAATCACGAAAAATGGTTTGACCACTTTGTCGAAGAAAACCCATACCTTGAACATTACGGATCCAGACCAGCCTTTCGATTTGATGAACGTGGATACGAATGGCATGACTATGGTGAAGTCTTTAAAGTGTTCGGGAGCAAATTATATGCTTACCATGGAGGACACTTTATGGGAATTGCCCATGCAAGAACTCACGCCTTACAAATGGGATGCAATATCATCTATGGCCATACTCACGACTCCCAAAAAGCAGTCATCACACACATCTCAGGGCCACACATGGCGTATTCAATGGGATGTTTGACCGATATGTCCAAAGACTATTTAAAAGGCAGACCAACTAACTGGACACACAATGTTGGCCTTGTTGACATCTTTACTAATAATAACTTTAATCTGGTTGTTCTTGATATTGTTAATGGTCATACGTCTTACGGAGGAAAAATAATCAGTGCCTAAACAAATCTTTCAGATCAAAGATTTTAGCGGTGGTTTAAACACGTTAAAAGATCCTGCGGATATTGCTGATAATGAATTGCAAGTTCTACAAAATTTGCAAATTGATACTCAAGGATCTATTCGACCTTTTTATACATCTTCTTCATTAAGTACATTGGCTACAGAAATTTCTATTACAGGAGCTGAGTATAACAATGAAACAGATATAGACCATGACGGTAGTATGAAGGCAGTAGGTGTAGGTATGCCTATTACAGGGACAAATGTTCCAGCAAACACAACTGTAGTTAGCGTAGAATCAAATAGTTCTTTTACTGTTAATCAAAATACTACAGGTGGATCTACCACTGGTCAAACATTGACAGGAAATTTAGGAGTTTCTACGTTAAAGCCAAATTACGGAGTTGGATATTTTGAAACAGATTATGCTAAAGCAGATACTACACTAACACTTACAGCAGATCACAGTGGATGTAGTCATGGAACAAGACCGTGTGACTCTACTCAAGGATTTCAAGTTAGTGGTGCTACGTTAATAGGTCTTCTTTCTGATTCTGCTGTTAATCTGACTACGTACTTTCCTATAGGTGTTCGATTATTATTAACCGTCCCTGCAGCTGCTTCAAATTCTTTAACTACTTCAAGTAGTGGTGTGTATACAGTTGTAGCACATAGTGGAAATAATTTAGTTATGGATAGACCTTTTAATATAGAGCCATCTACTCAAGGTATTCATTACGCTACAGCAACTGCAAAAGCACATGCTTTAGGAGATAATGTTTTACTTTTATCTGATCCTGCTACTCATAAAATTCATTTACACAGTAGTGATGACGCTAGGTGGTATGCAAATGTAATTACATTACGTGATGAATATAGCGGAAATCCTAGTAAGGTAAAGTATTACAAAGTGGAAGATCATATACGAGCTTGTGATACTGCAAGCAAAACAGACTGCAAAATTCAATGGTATGGTTGGATTTCAAGAAGGCATTTTTTAGGCGGTGGTTATGACACTACTACCAATTCTTATTTAGGATATTTTGCAAAAGACAATACATTAAATCCTCCAACAGAATTAACTGTAACTGCTGTAAATGATGCATCTGCAGGTACTGTTTGTTCTGTTCCTGCATCTGGAAGTGCTGGGGATGGTTTTGCAATGCATATTACTTCAGAAAACGACCAAGAAGGAGTGATTCATACAAAAAAATATGAGTTTGCAGAAACTTTTATTTACGATGGAAATCAAGAATCTTTACCTGCATTAATGAGTACAACACTCACCCCTACAAACGATTTAAAAGCTTTATCTATTAGCATTTCAGCTAGAGGGCCATTTGATCCTAGAATTACAGGTGGAAGAATTTATATACGTGAGCAAAATACAGACGATGAATGGATAATGTTAGTAGATATAGACCTTGCAAAAGGAGCAAGGGTAAAATTTACAGATGATTATTCAGCATGGTATGATAATGGTGGATCTACTATTGCTACATATCAATGCCCAAGTAACAATGCAGCTAATAACTTTCGAGTAAAAGAATTAGGCTTGTTAACCTATGAAATTATTAATGGTTTTTCATCAGGAATATTTAGCCATACAATTGGAGATCAAGGTGAAAATTGGAAAGATGCTACGGTGGCTAATAATAGAGTGTTTGTTTGTAATGTTACTATTAAAGATGAAAATACAGGTTCATCAAAATCAACTGCAACTTTAACTACTTTTCCTGATAGAATTATGTATTCTATGCCAAACAGATACGATACATTTCCTTATCATAATTATATAGAGGCGGCTAAAGGAGATGCTGAAACGTATGTTGCCATAGAGTCTTATGCAGATAGATTGTTGGCATTTAAACAGTATAGTGTAGATATTATTAATATTGCTTCTCCTGATGATGCAAGTTGGTTTTTAGAAGATTCACGAAAGTATATGGGTATTATAAATCCAGAATGTGTTCAAAAAACTCAGTATGGAATTGTATGGGTAAACAAACAAGGTTTCTATTTATACAATGGAGGTAAAATTGCAAACCTTCGTGAAAATAAAATAAGTGATTCAGATTGGGATGATATAAACAGCGACCATACTTCTATTTTGTATGATGAAAAAGAATCGATGGCTTATGTAACAAAAAACGCTTCTAATTCTGCACAAGGATACGCTATAGATTTAAAAAAGGGTACTTTTGTTTCTTCAACTACATTGCTTCCTGTTACTTATGATGGTTTTTCTAACTTTGTTTTATATAGGAGTTTGTACCCTATAGTTGCCCACGATGAAAACGATCATATAGATTTTTATAAACTAGACAGAACAGAAACTGCAACTACATCTATATTTGAAACAAAAGATTATGACTTTGGAGATCCTGCAAAGTTAAAAAGAATTTATGCATTATATATTACGTATAAATCAGACGATGTTCTTACAGGATATTTTACTATTGAAGAACCTGATGGAACTTCTCATTCTCTTTCTGGAACTATATCCGCTTCTGTAAGTAATTGGTCAACAGTAAAATTAACTCCTAGCAGTACTTGTGATATAAGTAAGGCTTCTGTAAAAATGACTACAAGTACTAATGCTAGAAAAATATATATCAATGATATGGGCATTGAATACAGGCAATTAAAAAAGAGATCTGCATGATTGGTAGAGATACAAGATTTATTAATAATAGAAAGCAAGATAAAATACGATTGTCTTCTGTACAACCATCTGTTTCTTCAATGAGAGAAGGAGAAGAATTGCTGTACAATCATCCCAATGGAATGTTAGTTAGGTATCGCAAACAAAACGGAAGATTATGGTCTTCTAATATGACAAATAATGGCAATGTAATTGTTGACAAAAAACTTACAACTAGAGAACTTGAATATCAAAATTCTTTTATTGATTATAGAACTTTTATACACAATTTTGAAGCTGATTTAGGCAATTCCAAAATATATATACCTTGGACTAGCAGTGGAGAACAATCTGATATGTTAGATGAAAGAACTGCTTATTTAGTTCCTTTTACAATGATTTGTTATAAAATATTATTTAGACCATCTGACATAACTACAGTTGCTACTGATATAGTATTTACTATAGAAAGAGCCAGGGATAGTAGTACAACCACTAGCGTTGTATCTACATTTGATGCTACAGAAGATTGGTCTGCAACAGATGGAACTATGTTTACTGTATATCAATCAGATTGGGATAGTGTGCCTAAAGTTTTCGCAGGTGAAGTAGTAGGCATAGGTATAAATCCAGATGATACAAATATTAGTGGGACAGAACAATTTCATATAACTTCTATATGGAGAGTTGAAATCGCAATTTAAAAATTTTAATAGGAGTTTATAATGGCGCAAACAAATCAAAATCAAGTAAGAACCAAAACTATGCAACCACCAAAAGTGGATTTAAGTCGTCTTGCAATGGCGAGACAAGTAGATACAGATCAAAAAGT